CGTCAATCCTCGTTCCGTATCACATTACGGCCAATTGCTAGATAACGGCAGTTGCGTCACCATCCAAGAATCTCTTATCTCCGAGAGTTTCACCTTACGCCGACCTGATATTCTTATTTGCTGAAATGGCATTTGGGGAAGTATCACATGGTTGGTTCTCTCCCTTTCCAAGGGGGGCCTGTTAAAGGACAGAGCCGTACACTGGGAAGCCTACATCGATAACGATACCTTACGTCGGGGATACGAGATCAACCCGGCGTCGTTCAAGATGGCAAGACAAACACCAATACGGATACCACAGACCCCCTACGTACTAAGGGCTTCACCTCCTTCCTAACCAAAATAGCGGTCCATCCTGTGGATCTACCAGCAACAGTGCTATACCTCCCGCTTAAGGTTTCTCTCCCGTACCTCCAAGACTCTAGCAGTCGACCCCCGTACAGGGTCCCCTCAATTTTGGGTCTAGTTAGCCCGTGATTCAACATCGAAGTCACCTAATAACTGGAGAAGTGTGCCTCGTAAGGGCATGGGCGAATGAAGTAGAGGACGAATAGGCTAGCTTGCATTGATGCCTCCTATTCTCTAACGATTTGTCGCGCTAGTAGGTCGATCACGAAGTGATTTCCCCCTATAGCCTTATCTGTTAGCCACCACCATCTTCTTCTTCTATCAGTTACGCACTGGGCGACGAAACCCAGAGTGTCCTGTCCGACGTGTCTTCACACGAACGTCTCCATCACCGCCAAATCCGGGACCCCTAAGGGCCGACCTACGGATATCAACCACCTCGAGTTACGCAAGCGCAAGCAATGCTTTAAAACTCATGAGGGGTTACACCACGCGCGCGCGACCTCAGGCGTGCGGTCCTCCAAGGCGTGTCGCCAAACACGCGCCAATACTCTGACGATTTCAACCATCCTCACAGTAAGCCTGGTACAGGCGAACTGGGGATGGTGGGGTCTGCCTACTACTGAGGCGAGTCGTTCTCTCCGCTAAGAGAGCTACTCCGGCACAATCATGCGCGAGTCTAGCCATAGAGCTATTGATGACTCGGCCTCTGATTAGGAGGAACTCTCGGGCTCTAGCTACCCACGCTGGGTCTTGGAGCGGAGAGGGGGGGGGGAAGAGGGAAGAATAGTCCGAAGCACTCTGCGTGGTCTTGTTAGTAAAAACACGTTGACCACGAGAGTAAGACTTAGGACCGGGTAGGATTGCCTCCTTGGGACCGACTGGTTCCCCTTGTTTCCAAGAGGAGGTCGATAAGTTTGCCGGAGGGGCGAAGAGGTGACCGCGTGAACGGTCAATGGGGGTAAGGATGAGAGAGCGAGTCGTGCTAAGGCCAGGCTGGTCAGTCACGAAGGTCGTATCTTTTTGGCAAAATTGATTGGCTGAAAGCCGACTTGTCAAGATTTCAAGGACCTCCGGCATCCAAAGCCGGCGCCACGAAGGCTCGCTTCTTGTAATTCGGATACCTGGGTGGGTTCTAGCTTTGCAAGCGCCACGATGAGGGCGCTCTTTAGACAAAGGATAGACAGGTTTGCCGATATTATCTCTCACCCAGCGGAAGGTGATGTCTTGTTCGGTGGCTCGTATCATTGACTCGACCTCGACGCGTTTAGAAGCACTAATGCTTCCGTAGTCTAGAGGCGGTCCTAATACGAGTGGAACTTTCCGTTCGCAGTTTCCGTGCGTCTCCACTTCAGATTGGAGATTTATCATTGTTGCACGGAACCACGACTTCTTGACCAGGAAGTTCCACCACCGACGGGGTATTGAGGATAGGGCGACTGGGGCCCTATTGAGTAGTGCGCGAATCGGGTAGCTATTTAATAGCCAAGCGGCAGTTGCAAACTGCACCCGATCGCAAAGTTCGAACAGAGGGGCGGCAAGAGACTCTTCAGGAGTCTTCCATGCCTCGGATCCGAGGAAGCCAAAAGAGAGCTTCCTTATAAATCTCCCACGACGGTAGTCATACGTCGTGGAGTTCAGATCACCGTATCGGCGTGAAACCATGGTCTTGTCGAGGTTTATTACGAAACCTACCTCGGCAGTGGACTTGACCCATTCTTCACGCAAACGATCGGTGCCCAAGAAAAAACAATCGTCTCCATTAAAAATAGCGGGATGTGATTTATGGAAATTTGCTTTCACAAGCGCTCTATCGTAGCAGATCTTATTCAAAAGGCATAAGACTACGAACGAGCACA